TCAGCTAGAACACCATCCATATCAAGATATACTGTCATGATCTTGCCTCTGCGAGTGAAGTAGGAACTTTTATTGAAGTAGGTAAATTTGAAGGTTGTGGCATTAAAGTGAAGCCAAACTGATCGATGACATAGAAGCGGTCATTCTGATCAACGAAAATATCACCTACTGATGGTGAAGCCATCATATCTAAGCGTTCAATCCCAGCTTCTTGACAGTGGTTGCCGATGAAGAAAGCATTATCTAGATTTGCAGCTTCAATATTAGCTACATGCGTGTAGTAACCAGCATCGAAAGCTTCTGTTGCAAGCTCATGCTTATTTTCAGCAAATTGCATGTCAAGCTTAGCTACTTGCTTAGGCACTGAGCCATGACCTAGATCGTTAACCATATCAGCCTCTTGATCGGTAAGGCGGATTTGATATAGCTTATATTTCTTCATTAGTAGTTCCTTTTTTATCATACTACTAATATAATACTTTTCAATTGATTTGTAAACCCCCTAAATGCACTTTTTTTGCACTTTTTTTAATTTTTTTTCAAAGATTGTACGTGGGCCCTGTGTATTCGGCAGTTTATAATACCGTTGTAGTAACGGTCATCAAGTAAAACATTTCTATCAAATTGTTCTTTAGCTTCAAGGTACCCCATCTCACCTTTTGACTTACAGAAATATAGTATTTCTCTATAAAAGTTTTCTGGACCATGCTCGAATAGTAGTTGTTTTACAGTATCAGATGAGCCATAATAAGTCTGCCAATCTGATGGTACAGTCTTACGACGTTTTTGTTTCTTGCCTTTAAGAGGAGGTAAAGTCTTTCTTGACCAGAATAACTTCTTTCCGATATACATCATACCAGTTGACTTATCGGTTATAATATAAACAAACCCGACCCAAGATTTTAACTCTTCTTCGGTCGGGTTATATTCTTTTTCTTCAAAGTACCACATAAACAAATCCTATAATTATTACAAGATTTATTTATTCTTCTTCGTCACCATCTATTTGTGCTGATGGGCCTTCAGTTCCACACAGTGGGCAGAAGAGAGTTGGAAGGCCACTCTCCTCTGCGATCACATAAGTTTCTTCACCACACATATCACATTCTATTACATAGGTGCATTTGGTCATGCAGCTTGTTCCTCCCAGCCCCAATCACCTTCCATGCCATTAACAGAATATTCTGTGACACGCTTTTCAAAGAAATTATCGTGAGATGCACCATTTAATACCCAATCAAGCCAAGGTAATGGATTATCCTTTTGTTTGAATTTAGTCTTTAGTCCAAGCTGTAGAAGTCTACGATCTGCCACATATCGAATATATGACTTAACCTCGTCCTTAGTAATACCTTGAACATCATTGTTCTTAAATGCTAGTTCTACGAATTTGTCCTCAAGCTTTACTGCTTGCTTTGACATTTCATAGATCTGTGATTTAAGTTCATCATTAACAATCCGTGGATGCTCTTCACAGAACTCACGGAATAGTTTAGCGTTACCCTGTACGTGTAATGTCTCGTCACGGATAGACCATTCAACGATCGTGCCCATACCTTTCATCTTACCAAACCTTTGGAAGTTCAGCAACATAACAAACGAGGCAAAGAGTGACATACCTTCGTTGAATACTGATTGTGCTAATGCTAATGCAAGACCAGTATGATTACTGATGTTACCCTTTGACATGAATTCTATCTTATCAGCCATTTCCTTATACTCTAGGAAGGCATGGTACTCTTCATCCGGTAAACCAAGTGTATCATTCAGAAGCGCGTACGCCCGCTGGTGTACACCTTCACGTGATGCAAAAGATGATAGCATATTACGGATTTCATTATTTTTAAATTTAGGTATCAATAGCTCATGATAATTCTCACCAACCTGAACATCAGATTGTGTGAACAGTCGTAACACTTGAGTAATGAATTCTTTCTCTTCGGCGGTAAGCTTAGTCTTCCAGTCTTGGACGTCTTCTGATAATTCAGCTTCGTCTTCTATCCAGTGGATTTCCTCATGCTTCTTCACCATCTCCACTGCCCATGGGTATAGAAATGGCTTGTACGTTTTGCTTACCTGTAGTAGTGACATTCTTTTCCTCTTTAGTTTTTTGTTGATGCCAGCCGAAATCGCATTCGGCTCTATCGTCTGACCAGTCTGAATTAACCTTCGCAGGCAAGGCACTCATCCCCTTCCTCCAATGTAATTGGTTGATTTAAATAGGCCATGAGCTGATCATAGCCACCGACGTATTTACCTTCTATGTATATCTGTGGGACGGTTTTAGCTTCCTTACGCCCCGTGACTTCCGCGGCAGTTTTTCCCAACTCCGTAAGGTTGATGTAGTCAAAAGGTATTCCACGGAGGGAAAGTTCTTCTTTAGCCCTAGCACAATATGGGCAATCGTCCTTCCCATATATGAGCGTTCGAGTATCGTCCTGAAGTGCGACGCGCTCCACCTTTTCGGATACATTCTCAGCCCTGGATTTAGCTTCTGTTCTAAGGTAGTATAATCCCTTAAGCCCAGAGGTATAAGCCATGAGGTGGACGGAATTGACGTAGGATTTCTTGGCACCAGACGGGAAGAAGACATTAACAGACTGTCCTTGACAGATATATTGCTGTCTATCTGCTGCGTGTTTAATAACCCAATGTTGGTCAAGCTCATCAGCCGTTTTGAATACGGCCTTCTCACCTTCTGTGAGGAACGGTAAGTGTTGTACGGAACCTTTGTTTGTAATAATAGACGTCCAATTCGATTCATTATTTTCTCCCTTAAACTCAAGCAACTCTTCAAGATACCTATTCTTAACTAAGAAAGATCCTGCTCTCGTTCTGTGGGTATATGCATTTGCCTTGCTCGGTTCGATACTGGGCGAGGTAGAAAGAACCACGCCAGAGCTCGCATTAGGTGCAATAGCAAGAAGATGGGCATTACGAACACCAGAGTCTGGGCCGTCAAGATAAGCTCCACGTAGTCTTGCAAGCTCTTGAGTCTGGGCCAAGGCCCTTGATTTGATGGTTGAAAACACGACATTATTCATTTCCCTTGCTTGTTCAGACTCCCATGCTACACCATGTCGTTGTAGTAGTGAATGGAAGCCCATCGCACCTAAACCAATAGATCGTTCTCTTTCTGCAGAATATCTTGCTCTTGCTATTGAGTCTGGTGCGTTTTCGATAAAATACTCCAACACATTATCCAGCATAGTAATAAGATCTTCGACGATGGTTGTATTTTTCCATTCGTCATAATATTCTAGATTCAGAGACGATAAACAACAGACCGCTGTACGGTCATCACTAGTTGGTAGGTGAATTTCATTACATAAATTTGAGCCATGTATTTTGAGACCTAAGTCTTTGAGTGGTTGTGGTAAATGTTTATTTGCCGTGTCGATAAAGTTCAAGTATGGCTCACCAGTACGGAAACGAACTTCTAATATACGTTCCCAAACTTTTCTTGCTCGAACAGTGTCGACTACTTCACCAGAAGCAGGATCTCTAAGATTGAAATCACTGTCACTCTTAACACATTCCATAAATTCATCACTAATATTGATTGCATTATGGAGATTAAGAGCTTTCCTCTGGACATCACCTGTAGGAATACGAATGTTCATAAACTCTACGATGTCAGGATGGCTGATATCCATATAGGCAGCATATGAGCCTTTACGAGTCTTACCTTGACGGTAAGCAATCATATCTGCATCTACTGTATGGAGGAAAGGGATAGGGCCTGGAGCTTTATCAGACACAGATCTAACAGAAGACCAATGTCCGCCAACACCCCCGCCGAGAACACTAAGCCATCGTAGCTCACTGCTATGACTAATCAATCCTTCTAGCGTATCTGGAACATAGGTCAGAAAACACGAGATCGGAAGCCCTTTGTCATTGGCCACTCCATTCGGAGCGTTCGATAAGACTGGCGAAGCAAACATAAACCACTTATTACTAACATAATCGTAAAGACGTCCAGCGAGCTCAACATCTAATTCTCCTTTGAACGTAGACCAAGCTTCTGATGCTCGTCCAAATGCTTCTTGCGGAGATTTTTCATTGTCTCTCATATAGAAGTCTTTTAACATCCCAACAGCGTATTCTTTCAATAGGCTATCACGCCTAGGATCAACTTGTATATGCAACTCGTCCGCCTCTCTACATTAGATAACTTTTTTTGATTAGTGTATTATATATGGTGTATAAGAATTTGTAAACCCTATTTTGTAGGGGCTGTGTCATTAGGTTTTATAGCTTCTTCATAATACACAATAACTTCTTTTTGTTGGCGGATATACCTTTCAAGTTCTGATACATTTAAAGACAGATTTTCATATCCACGCACAGTCAATGCTATAATTGCAAGTTGACCATCTTGCTCAACCATTTTAGCTAAGAATTGATCTAGATTTTTTTCACTTACAACATAGACTTGAACGTCATTCAGGCTTATTGGTTTGATCGGAGCTGCTTGCTCGATCATCTTTTCCTGATACTCCGTCTTTGTTACTATTTTCTCCACTGGCTTTCTGCTCGAGCACGCTGCTACGGTTAGAGTTACCAGTAATAGACTCAATACGAGCCCAGACTTTTTCAGTTGCATTGTTCATCCTTCGCTCTAGGTCT